GGATGATGAACACTTGGCAAAGTATGTCGAGGATGTCCTTTGTGACGTTGATGCGGCAGAGGGGCAGACTTTTGCACGTTTCGTTGCGGATTGTTCACTTAAAGGCATCCCCATCTATTGGGAACAAATGATTTGATGTTATGGTTACCAAGTATCTTGACGTGCCGCAGCGAAAGTGGGGCGTTGTCGTTGTTCTTGACTACGATGTAGAATACGAATATCGTGATTTAAGGGCTATAATGATGAGTTTCGGATTACTTGATGAGGAAAGGATTGAAAAGTCCATGCGCATCTTGTCTGAGCCGAACACTGGAATGACTATTTCAAACAACGACTTGTGCATGTCGGTGATTTTCATTTCCGATGCTACTGATGCTGGTGAGTGGTGGGACACTTCGCTGCATGAAATCTACCACGTTTCCAATGCAATCATCGACTACTATGGTGTGCCTTACGAAAGCGAGGGGGCGGCTTATTTGATGGGTTACTTGACAAAGGAATTTATCGAGCAAGTCGGCGAACCATGCTATGATTAAAAATAAGCCGTTTTAAGCACACATTGCATTGCTTGTGGTAAGTTGTTCTATCTATGATACAAAGTGTGCTTAAACGGCTTTAAAATGCCAAATAAGGGATTTATAGTTTAAGTGGTTCGGGATAATATCTTTGTTCATCCTCTGACCAAGTGTATTTAGCACCGCAGAAAGGGCAAGTGCAAGACAAGCCTTTGGCAATATCCATTTCACGGTTGCAGTTTGAACACAAGGCATTGAAATGCGGGTACACGGTCACAAAGTGTCTTTGGAAACCATCACCGCCCTCTAATGCGCCTTGTGATGCCAATTCGCGGATAAGTGCCGTAATGTCACGCACACTTGCCTCTTCCAAGTTCTCGCTACGTTTGGCAAGCAGGTTGGACAGCATCTGCACAATATCCTCGGCTGAAAATTTGTAGTCGGTGACTTCCCTTGCTTGCTTTTGGATTTCCGACCTAAGTTGTTCTTTCAAGTGCTCAAGCAAGTGTTGGCACTCTTGTTGTTGCAGCATCACGTCAGCATCTTTCTTGCACTTGTACAAGAACGCCTCTTCGCTTTCAGTGCCGAGAACACGTTTAAATTCTGCCGTGTCATAAGCAAGTGCATAAGCCACACTTTCATCCTCGCCAAAGGCAACCATCATAACAAACTGGTATTGTTTTTCATCAAACAACACATTCCTGACGTGCAGCGTTTCTTTTGTAGATAAATAGTCAAGCATGGCGGTTATATGTTTTTGCGTCTAGCATACTCTGCAATCAAGATGCCATCACGGTCTTTTTGTTTAAAGTCAGCAAACATAGGAAACAACCGATTGCCGATGTCAAGGCTTGCCTTTTTTTGCTCGTCACTACCCTTTATGCCTTTTGGAAGCATTTCACGTTGCCATTCCTTGCTGTCAATGAATTGGTGTGGAATGCCAAGCATTTCAAGTATAATAAGCGTAGCCTCAAGGCAGCGTATTGCCGACATTGATGCAGTCCACCTTGTAGGGTTAATCATTGGGCGTTCCATGACCACACAAATGTCGTTGTGGTTGAATTGGTCAAGGATTGTCCTTAAACCGATGCAATCAAGCCGAGTTACTTGCTTTTTTGACTTGGTGTAGTCTTGTTCTTTCTTTATTGGCGTATGATGCAGTTGTGGCGACATGTCATTTCCGACTATGCCGATAGTGCCAGTAGTGCCATTGTCTATGCCTATATAGATTTTTTTCATTTTTCGATGACCATTATTTTTATCTTGTTTCTAGCCTCTTTGGGCAGCACGACTTGTATCCGCATGATGTCATCACTGAACTTTTGCGGCTTTATTCCTAATTCCTTTTTGATTTCCTCCCATTGATGCCGCCAATGGTAGTTTGTGGAAATAAGGTTTAGTGCCTTTGTCGTGGCTGTGTTCACTGATGCAGTTGTGTACTTGCGACCTTTTGTGCTGATAAGTTTGGCTATACGGGCAAAAGTGATGTCCATAATAGACCGCATGGCAACCCAACAAATGCCGCGACAAACTGGGTATGGCATTTCACGTTTGTTGAGTATTCCATCCGTTGTCACCTCGCATACCTTGCTTATAACACGGCATACATGGTCGAACAACTCGCTTTCACTCATCATGTAGCAGTTTTCTTTGGTTGATTCCATTGATGATGCTTTGTTCTTTTTGTGGCAACCTGTCCACAAACAAATTTAACCTGTTTTTATCCAAACCAAGTACTGAATCCCAAATTCCGACAACAACGAACTTAAACTTGAACAATATAAACTCACCATGGAAAGCCACACCATCCTCGCTTACTTGTTTTTGCAGGTAGGTTTCCCAACGTGGTTCACGTTGCCTTTCTTTGTACGACTCTGTCTTGTGGTCATATTCCAGCAAGGGTTTGCGCCGTAGCCAAAGGTATGTGTCGTCATCCTCTTTGAAATATACCCCGTAAATCGGTGACAAGTCAATACCTTCGACTACAAGCGTACCCTCAAATCTGCCACTAGACTTGCGTTCTATGTGGCCGTTGCAATAGTTGTTTGTTCTATGTTCACTGATTGTTGCCATGTGTTGTTTTTCAGTCAACCATCATTGGCATAACCATTGAAACATACTCGCAACCAAATGCTTGTGAATGTGGCATCACCACCGCAGCACGTTCTGGTGCTTTCAGTGCGATGATGATTTCACCGTTTTCAGTGTTGATGTTCTTGACGGCCTCCATCAGTTGGTTTCCATTGAAACCAATTTTGAACTCGTCACCGAAATAATCACAAGGCACATTCTCAGTAGCATGGGTGCTGTAATCCACATCCCTTGCAGACAAGTTTAATTTGTCCTTGCTAAAGATGCAGGTAACGGCACACGTCTTTGCATTACCGAAAGGCAGCACACGGCGCAAAGCACCCACAAGCTCGTCTTTCTTGATACTTACAACCAAGTTGTTGTCTTGCGGGATAACGGCATTGTAGTTGGGATAGCGACCAGTGTTCAAGCGTGTGGAAAGTGAGAAAGAGGATTTGGCGACCACCCTGAATTGTGTAGTATTGAAACCCATGTTTACTTGGTCATCATCGCCACATGCCGCAATGAGTTGTGAAATCACATTGGCAGGCTTTTGCGGCACGTTGATGCCATCCTCACCCAAGCCTATGTTGCTTTCATTTTGCGTGTAGCGCACAAGGATGCGCCCATCAGTTCCGCAACTCACCGCCTTGTCATTCTCAAAATCCAAACGAATACAAGTCATTGTCGGGTGCAGGTCATCAGCACTTACAGCAAACAAAGGTTGCTGCAACAAGTTGCGCAGGCGTGTTGCAGGCATTGTAAATTCTTTCAGTTCGCCATTTACTACCGACATGGGAAATTCCTCGGCATCCACATAGGGCATCTCGAAGAAACCGTTGCCATAGTCACCCTTTGCGATTTTCCGTGTTTCGTCAAGTTCAAGGCTTACTGTTGCACCACCAAGCATGCGCAGGGTTGCAATCAGTTTTGATGCCTCGATGCAGAACAAGGCGTCACTACCTCCCTCTACATTAACCTTTACGCTTACTGACAACCATGTTTCGTTGTCACTTGCCGTAATCGTAAGCTCGTCAAAAGCCGTTGAACACCGCACATAGTCCAAGATGCGGATTGTGTTCTTTTGGCTGACAACTTGCGACACTTGCACAAGTTTCGGCAGCAATTCATCTACTTTGAATACAATCTTAGTCATAGTTTTTTAGTTATTAAAAGTTTTGCAAAGATAGTAAGTTATTTTTGATATTAAAAATCTTTTTATCAAATTATTCAAAATTGATTTTAAGCCATTTTAATGCGTTGTTTTCACCGAAATGATAAACTATACCACTTGGATAGTAAAATGCCGTTAGAAAGGCTTAAAATGCGATTTTGGGCATTTAGAACGGGGTTTGGCTAGTGTCTGGTGTCCAATCTTCCCATAATTGCGGTTCGTCTTGTTGTTGTGTAAATGCAACATTGGGTTGTATGGGTTGCGGTTGCTGGAACTGCATTTGTTGTTGTGTTGCCGTTTCCTCCCACCCATAGTGTACAACCTCGTCTTGAGTGTTCTTGAACCTGCGGCTTTCTATTTCATAGTGCATACCCACCATGTAGTCCACAATGCCGTACATTCGGTTTTTGCAGACCTCAATCACATTGCCGAAACCTTGGAACTTCATTATTTCGCTTTGTCCAAAGTATTCTGCACCTGTACGGAAAAAGTCGTTGTTGACACGATGCACGATAAACACATTGTCAACGGCATTTGTCAAGTCACTTGTGCCGCTAATGTCATTTTTGCGTAGGAACGTCAAAGACTTGCGTGGGTGAGCAACAAGTATAATATGCACGTTATTGGTTTTGGCAAAGTCCTTTATTTGCAAAATCAGTTCCTTTTGCTTGTTGTTCCTGTCACCATCAAACAAGTCGATGTCCAAAGAAAACAAGTTGTCCAACACAAACACTTTGACTTGTGCTTTCAGTAGTTCCTGCATGTCGTGAAATATCTGTTGCCACTTAGTGCCGTATTCGTTGTTGTATAGGAAAAACCTGCCATCAAGCCAATGGTCTATTTGTTCGCCTACACCTTGCGGCACATAATACTTGCCATCGCCATAACTTGACGGCCGCAAATGTTCTTTGCCTGCCGCAACCATTTGTATCCATGCTTTCAAGATGTCTGGACGCAACTCGCCACTCCACAAGGCAACATTCGTTCCTTGCTGGACGATGTTCAAAAGCAATGAGTTCAGCCATGATGACTTACCACTACTATTGCTGCCGCTAAGTAGTGTTACCTCCGACATGTTTAAGCCGACTATGGCATGGTCAAGTTCGGTAAACCCAGTTTTGACGTTTTCCAAAGCCGACAAGTCGATTTTCTTGATGTCTGACATACACAACCACTTGCCACCAAGTTCGGGTAGTTCCTCTTTGATTTCATACTTGGGCTTTTGTGGCCGCATGTATGGCATTGGCATCATGGGCATATATTGTGGTTGCCTATCATAAGCGTTAGGCTCGTAGAACAACCTTACATCTTGCCAACGCTTGTCCTTGCAATGGGAATGGGTGCAGTTGAATGTGATACGCCCATTTGTGTCAACAAATAATGCACTATCCCACTTTTTGCGGTCACTGTGGCTCTCTATCCATGGGCACGCCTCCAGCTCGTACATCGTGCTGCCACCATTTGACTTTTCACGATACTTGATACCAAACCCGTCAAGCCAAGCCTTCAAGTTGAATGGTTGTTGGTAATTGTTACCACGATAAGTTGTTGGCTTTGGCTCTTCCTTTGGTAACAAGTCTGCAATCTTGCGAAACAAAGAATCATCATTGGGTGATAGGTCTTGTGGTACTTTTACAATCCGTGCAATCCTCCATTTTCTATCAACACTATCTGCCCCCTTCTTTGCCCAAGTGCCAATAAGTTTGTCAATGCGTGCTGGGTTGAACACTTTCTCGTCAATCTCCACATCGCCATCACTAAACAACTTGCTTAATGACTGCAAGAACCTTTTTACTAGTTCTGTATGTTCATCATCATTGGGCATATTGCAAGGCAAGTAGCAATGCCATCCATTCCCACTTTGAGTGATAATAGGCTCATTAAAACCTTGCTCTATTAAGTAACGATAGATAGCGACACATTTCAAATGCGCTTTTTCAAACTCATCATCACTTGCACTAATACCTGCCGCCCTATTCGGGTCTAGGTCTATCATTACAAACCTGCGCCTTGTGATGTCGCCATCGGTTGTAGTGCTTTTAGGTTTCTTTACAAACTTGTCACGTTGCTCACGGCTATATAAATCAGTATTTATGTCATTCAACGTGAAATAGGCTTGCATAGTGCCATAGTATTGCTCATTGCGTTCATCAAGCAATGGGATTAGACTGGACAATAGCACTTCAATGTCAGTAAAATAGCCGCTATATGTGCTTTTTCCCAACAACCTAACCTCAACAAGTTTCCCGTCACCTTTGAAAACCTGCCACCACTGGCGTATTTGTTGTTCGTCTATATCGTACATGGCGCGTTATGTTGTTATGTTGCAACTATAATGATATGTT